GCTTTGGTTCTGAGACCTTCAGTCAGACGGTTCACACCAGCATCAAGCGCATCAGCGCGTTGCTTAAAGCTGGACTCGACCGCTGAGATTTGGTTTTCGGTATCTTCTGGAGCTTCTTTGGGGCTTGTTGCTAATGTGCCGTTTTCAAGCTGGGGCGCAAGGACGTCTAAGTATTCTCCTACCTCAGCATTTAACAAATAAACATAGCCAATTGATAATTTTCCAGCTTTTTTTCGCTCGCTAGAAAATGTCAAATATGTCCATTTATCATCTTTCAAGATAAAAACTGGACTTATACCTGTTGCATCGTCAGGCGCCCAATAGGTTTGTAACCTAACTCTTTGCCCAACTGAGCCTTTTACCCAAACAGACATAGTATAGGTCCCTGGCATTATTTCAAATCCGTCCTGAGCAACTCCAATTTGATCTCTAGCATTGCTGGAAGTAAGACGTATCGCTTTATCAAAACCAGTTGCTGGACTGTCTGATACATTAATCGTCTTTGCTGTCCCAACGCCTGATGGCCTGAAGGTTCCTGAGGTCCACAATCCGTTAGCCAGCGCCATGCGTCTTGTACCTCGGATATAATTCCGACCCCCGACCTGCACAGTTGCAATCCGACTTTTCAGCTCCTCAGCTGTCTGCGTGAGCTCTGACTTGCTAGCTTTACCATTGGTCAGATTGGTCAGCTCTGCCAGTCTACGAGTCGTCGTCTCTTCATACGTCGCTTGCACTGACTTCACATCAGCCAATTCTTGTTTTGTCTGAACAAGTGATTCAACTTGCTTGGCAATATCAGATTCAGCCTGTACTTGCTTTGGCTGAATGTCGTTTGCGATGGTTCGCTTCAGAGCATCCAAATCGCCAGAAAGAGCTGTCTGAGCGCTTGTAGCTTGTGTCTTGAACGCTTCAAGTCTAGCGATTGAATCTAGACCAATCCGCTTAGCTTCCTGAGCAAGTAGACTGCTGGCACCAGCATTTTGCAACGCTTCTTCAGCTCTACGCTTGGCTTCTTGCAGAGGTCCATTGTTAAAACTGCTAAACCGTTGGTCAATCGTGTCAGAGAGTTCCCTCTTGACTTCTTCTGCTCTTGCTCTGGCCAGTTCAATACCGTCAGAAATTTCCTGTCTAAGCAATCCAGCCTTGTGATCAAAGTCTAAGTCAGCATTTTGAAGAGCCTTTTCAAGGGCAACTTCTTGTGCAGATTCTGTTGCACCAAGGATAGCATCGGCTGCGCTAGATAAGCCACCAGAAGTTCTAGAACCACCAGCTCCTGCCTTGTCATCGAACGTCAGAGAGATGTACTCTTCTTTAAGAGCATCGAACTCATAAGCAATAGCTTTCTTGAATGCATCGACATTGTGCTTCCAACTCTTAAGATTGACCGTATCG